GGGGTCGCCCTCGCCGATTGCGAGGCGGCGGCAGTAGTCGTACCACTGCGCGCCGAGCGTCGCGGAGCCGACGCCGTAGGTGCGCACGATGGCGCGGCACAGCTCGCGCAGCTCGTCGGACGCCCTCGACCAGTCGCTGTAGTCGATTTCCGCAGCCCTGCGCTCGAACTCGGCGCGCGCCTGCTTCGACACGCTGCGTGCCATCGCCGAGTAGCGCTTGATGTCGCTATACGTCGGAGTCGCCATTGCCGAACACCTGGCTCAGGACGAACCCGCCCGCGTTGCGCTCTATCTCGGCCATGGCCTTGCGGCGCATGTCCTCGGGGAAGCCTATCTGCTCGAAGAACACGGACGTTCCCGCGAAGCCCGGAACGACGGAGGCGATCTTCACCATCGCGTCGGTCTGGCTGACAACGGACGGCATCGCGGGGTTGCGGAAGTCGGCCACGAAGTCGGTGACCTCGGGCGGCAGCTCCGCCAGCGGCACGTCCAGCTTCGCGGCGAGCGCCATGAGCGCCACGTTTCGCAGGCTCTCGCGCGCCGAGTCGTTGAAGTCCTCGGTCTCTATCACCAGCGGCTCAGACGCTGCGTAGATGGCCTCCGCGCTGGCGGGCTGGTCGTGGATGATGCCCAGCTGCGAGATGGGAACGTTCGTCTCTCCCGCGAAGCGCGCGGCGAGGCTGCGCATGTAGTCGGTGTGCGGCTGCATGCTGCCCTGCTGGAGCTGTCCGAACTGCGGGAGGTCGCCGTTGGCATCGCGCCCGACGGCGAAGATGTTGCCGATGTACGCCTCCCACTTGGTGCGCTGCTCGAACGCGTCGCGGTCGGCGCCCAGCAGGTACTTCTGCGGGGACGTGAAGAACTCCGCGCTGATTTCAGTGCGCAGCGACTCGCGCACGGCGCTGTCGGTGATGCTCATGACGGCGCGCGTGATGCGGCTCTGGCCGAACGGCTTGCGCTGCGTCGGTCGGTAGACCAGCGCCTCCATGGTCGGGCGCCCCATGCTGTAGGGCTGCGCCTCCCAGCGCCAGAACGTCGAGCCGTCGTCCCACAGCGTGACGCGGAAGTTGTCGGTGTAGAGGTTGACCACGGCGGGCGAGCCGTCGCGCCATCCAGTGATCGTCATGCCGTAGGCGATGCGCCCCCGCGCGCCGTCCCAGCGGGCGGCTGCGGTCTCTGCGCTGTGGATGTCGATGTGCGGCTCTCCGTCCTCGCCCATCTCGACCGTGGCGAACGAGCACGAGTGGATGAGCGTGCTCTGGACGGCCTGACGGTACTTCACGCGCAGGCGCGAGCTGGCCGCGATGCCGTCCAGCATGGCCTGCGTCTCGGGGTCGGTCGCGCTGAAGCCGTCGAAGCGGCTGCGCACGGCCATGGTGTCGACGGCCTTCTGCGGCCAGCCCACCACGGTCTCGACGTTGAGCAGCTGCGGCGGGATGGAGATGCCGAAGTCCTTCAGGACGTTCTTGCCGCTGTAGTAGCGCATGCGCAGGCGGTTGCGCGCCAGCTTCGCCGCCCACAGGCCGAACAGGTCGTTCAGCATGTCGGCCCACTCGCGCGGGAAGTCCGCGGTGTAGGCCAGCGGCACGTAGTAGGGCGCAGGCGCGCTCTCCACCACGTGCCACGTGTCGGGCTGCGGGCGGTCGTTCACCTTGCGCCCGCCCTGCCCGTTCGGGTAGCTCATGGGAGTCTCGCTCACCAGACCACCGCCTTTCTCCTTGGGTCGCGCTTCGTGGTCACTGCCGCCCACCTTGCGAGGGCCGCGGCCTCGATGAGCGTGGCGTCTGCCTCGTCGGTGCTGGCGAAGCCCCAGCCGCCGCTGCTTCCGATGCGGCGCTTCCTCGTCCTCGTCGCGCTCGCATCCAGCGCGGGCTGGCCGTAGTGCGTCACCTGGCGCTCGCGCACGGCGTTCGCCATGCCGCTGCACGCGGCTATCACGTCAGCGGTGCGCGGACGGATGATGCATCGCGTGCTGACGCCGCGCTCCACGAGTCGGTCGATGAGCGCCTGTGCGTTGCTCTGGCCGTCCACCACGATCTGCGCGGCGTCGGCTGACACGCGGTCGAGCGCGTCCACGAACCACGAGAGACCGTGGCTCAGGCTGCGCGAATCAACCACGTAGACGAACGGCACGGAGCCGTCCTCGCCCTTGTGGCAGGCGGCGAGCGTGCCCACGGAGCCGTCGGGCGAGAACTTCACGGCGTAGCAGACGACGCCCTCGCGCCGCGGGTGCTCGTTGCGGCAGGCGTCCCAGTCGCGCGCGAGGATGGGGTTTGACGTGGCCGTTGCCTCTGGCCACCACCCCAGGTGCTCGCGTGCGAACGTGTCCTTGTTCATGGTGCGCGAGTCCTTCAGCAGCGCCGACTCCAGCAGCTCGTAGCCGAGGTTCGGGTTCGCCTCGTACCAGCGGGCCACGTCCGTCACGTCGCCCACCTCGGGCACAGCCCACTCGTGGATGCACGCGCCGTCGTATGGGTCGCTGTGCAGCATCGAGCGGATGCCCGTGAACTTCTCGCCCTTGTACGCCGCGGTCGGGTCGGGCACGGTGCCCATGAGGATGGTCTGCGGCGAGCCGTGCGGGGCCGCGGAGTTGAGCGGCGAGAGCGCCGCGTCCTGCGCGTCCGTGTAGCTCTGCGCCTCGTCAATCACCACGAGGTCGAACGTGCCGCCGCGGCCCATGTCGGAGTTGGAGCCGCGGGTTCGGAACTCTATGTGCGCGCCGTTCCTCAGGTCGAGTACCATCTGATTCGCACTCGTCGTGTAGCGGCTCACCATCGCGTTCAGCTCGGGGTAGCGTGCCAGCGGGTCGTTCGCCCTGTCCCCGAACTTCGCGCGCAGGCGGTCGAACGCCTTCTTGGCCGTCTGGTACTCCTGCGCCGTGTGCAGAATCCACTCGCCGCGGTGCACCAGCCCCCACGTCTCGCGCGGATCGCAGACGCCCGTCTTGCCGTTCTGTCGGCTCACGGGCAGCACGCACATGCTGTTGAGCAGCCGCCCGCCATCGTCCAGCGCCAGCCAATCGTCCAGGATTGTGCGCTGCCACGGGTGCGGCGGGAGCCCGTAGGCGTCGGCCAGCGCGCTGGCCAGCCTGCCCTCGCTGCGCGTGTAGCTGGAACACCATGAGTACGTCGGCGTCTGGTTTCCGACTCTAGGCACTCTCCGCCTCCTTGAGTATGCGGAACAGCGGTGCCTTGCTGTTGCTGTCGTTCGCCGCCTCGAGCGCCTTTACGCGGTCCATGGCCTCGAACATGCCCGTGGCCAGCGGCTTGATGTCGCGCCCGCTGTCGGTCATGTCGAGGACTCGGGCGTACTTGCGCACCACGGCGCGCGCCATGGCCAGCTCGTCGCCTGATGCCCACGCCTCCTCGATGGACTCGGGCGCGCTGGTGGGAAGTGGCTTGTTCTTTGGCATGGGCACCTCCTAGACAGCAATCGGCAGACGCATCTGCCCAATGTCACGCTTCTTTGAGTTGCAGTCGGAGCACAGCAGTTGCACGTTGTCCCACGTGTGCGTGCCGTTGTTCGCAAGCGCGATGATGTGGTCGAGCGTCGCTTGGTCTGGCCTGTACTCCTTCGAGCGGTAGACCTTGCAGCCACATGCGCAGCACTTGCCCTTGAACCTCTTGTAGACGGCGTTGAGCGTTACGGACGGGTCGTATGTCGCTTTCGTTCTGACTATGCGCATGCGCTTGCGGTATCCGCCAGTGCTGCCACGTTTTACGGCTCTGTGGTGACTTGCCCTCTTACGGCATTTGTCGGAGCAGTACGCCGCGCCCTCGTACTCTGAGTAGAACGGCTCTCCGCACTCCACGCAGATTCGAGGAACAGACAGCCGCCACTCGCGTGCGGCAATGCGCTGCTGCTCACGTTCGTACTGTTTGCGCTCGAGTTTGCGCTCGCACGCGATCCGCTCTACGTTGCGCTGTTGCTCGCGGCAGTGCGGGCATGGTTCGTCTGCGTCACGCGACCAGAAGCCCCACCTGTATTCGGTGCCGCATTTTGTGCATCGAACCTGAGCAGTCTTGTAATCGACATACTCGACTAGCTCGATGGCGGGGTTTGCTTTAAGACGCCTGATGGATTCATCGCGCTCTCTTTCATGGCGTTCTTCGCGTCCCTTGCGAAGCGCTTGAATGGCCTTGGAGCCGCCTCCCTTGCCGCGACAATGACCACGCTTTTGCATCCACTTGCTGATGGTTGCGTGGTCGACTCCGTACTTTTCGCCTAGCTCGTAGGTAGACGCACCAGCTAGGTACTCTCGCTCAACACTGTGGATACAAACACCAGCAACTTTGTCACGTCTAGAAACGTAGCCGGCACCACATCGCCTTCTCAAAATGTTGCATACCGACTGTATCGGAACATGCAACTCGTGCGATATCTCCGATGTTGTACGCTTGTCTATCACGTACATCAATCGAACTAATGCAGGGCAGTACTTCTTTGCTTTACACATCTCTGTTCCGCATCTCCGCACCGTAGACATGACGTAGGCCGTCCACCGATGCGGAAATGGACGGCCTACCAGCCATGCGATATGTATTGCGGTTAGCTAGACCGCGTATCGCCTTATTGCGGTATCGGTTCAACAAGTGCCAGCCCTACCGAGACGCAGCGGGCCATAGGCCGGAGCCACCGACGGGTGCCACCCCTGTCACAGCTCCCACGGCTGCGGGAGCGCCAGCTGCTGCGGCTTCGCTCGCCTCGTGCCGTCCCCGCGCCGCGCGTTGCAAATCCAATGAGCTGGCCGCGTATTGGCGAAGTCGATGGGGCTGCCGCCGAAGCGGACGGGGACTATCTCGTCCACAACGAACGACATGGGATGCGGTCGCCGCCTGCCCGTGCGCGGGTCCGTGACCATGCCGAGCGAATAGTCGATGGGCTTGCCGCAGATGTGGCACGGGTCGCCGATGGCACGCCAGCGGGCGCGCACGCGATCACGCGCGCTGCCGTTGCTGCGGCGCGGGTTCTTCGCCATGGGGGGTGGTCCTTTGCTGGGGGTGGGTGCTTGCGCCGGGGGAGGGTGTCTAACAAAAAAGCCCCCACGCTCTCGCGCAGGGGCATGTGCTTTCAAGCTACTCATAC